GTGAATGAAGATGGCGTCTAACGACGCTTCCGCTGCCGTTGCTGGCAAAAACAACAACAACGACAAGGAAAAATCTTCAAGTGACAGCTTGTTTGCTAACATGTCTGTCACTTTTAAGAAAGCCCTCGGGGCGCGGTCTAAACAACCGCCCCCGGGAGAAACAAAACAAATACAAAAACCACCAAGGCCACCGACACCGGAATTGGTGAAGAGAATACCTCCACCCCCACCCAATGGCGAGGATGAACCAGGGATAGTGTACAAGGTGGGAGAGGGTGTGTCTGGGCTGCCCGACCTAACAACTGTGGTACAACCTGACGCACAAAACACAGCTTATAGTGTTCCCCCACTTAGCCAGAGAGAAGTCGGCGAAGCTAAAGAACCGCTGCCTGGCTCCATTCTGGAAATGTGGGATGGTGAGATCTACCACTATGGGCTGTATGTTGAGCGGGGGCATGTGCTCGGAGTACACAAACCACCTGCTGCAATAAGCCTTGCCAAAATTGAAATAACACCGCTGTCTCTCTACTGGAGAGTGGTCTACACTCCCCAGTATTTGATAGATCCAGGAACTCTTAAGAACTTGAGTGGAGAGACTTTCCCATACACGGCCTTTGACAACAACTGTTATGCCTTCTGTTGTTGGGTCCTAGACCTCAACGACTCCTGGCTTAGCAGGAGAATGATCCAAAGAACAACTGGATTCTTCAAACCTTATCAGGATTGGAACAGAAAACCCTTACCAACCATGGATGAACCGAAAATCAAGAAGGCCGCGAATGCTGTCCTATGCGCTCTCTCCTCACTCTTCACTAGACCCATTAAGGACATCATTGGAAAGCTTAGACCACTGAACATTCTTAATATACTGGCAACCTGCGATTGGACTTTTGCAGGCATAGTGGAATCCTTGATCCTTCTTGCTGAACTCTTTGGGGTGTTCTGGACACCCCCAGATGTGTCTGCGATGATTGCTCCCTTACTCGGTGACTACGAGATGCAAGGCCCCGAAGACCTGGCCGTGGAACTTGTGCCCGTGGTGATGGGAGGAATAGGTTTGGTGTTAGGATTCACCAAAGAAAAGATCGGCAAGATGCTTTCATCAGCTGCGACCACACTTAGGGCCTGCAAGGATCTAGGATCTTATGGATTGGAGATACTCAAATTGGTCATGAAGTGGTTCTTCCCCAAGAAGGAGGAGGCTAACGAACTAGCCATGGTGAGGGCCATTGAGGATGCAGTCCTGGATTTGGAGGCAATAGAAAACAATCACATGACCACCCTTCTCAAGGATAAAGACAGCCTGGCCACATACATGAGGACTCTTGACTTGGAAGAAGAGAAAGCAAGGAAACTGTCAACCAAATCGGCGTCACCTGACATCGTGGGTACAATAAACGCATTATTGGCTAGGATAGCAGCCGCCAGGTCACTGGTCCACAAGGCTAAGGAGGAGCTCTCGAGCAGACAGAGACCTGTTGTTGTAATGATATCAGGTAGACCAGGTATAGGAAAGACCCATCTGGCCAGAGAGCTAGCCAAGAAAGTTGCGTCAACACTGTCAGGCGACCAAAGGATTGGACTGGTACCTAGAAATGGCGTCGACCATTGGGACGCCTACAAGGGAGAAAGGGTGGTTCTGTGGGATGATTATGGTATGAGCAACCCTATACAGGACGCACTGAGGCTCCAAGAATTGGCTGACACCTGTCCTCTGACCCTAAATTGTGATAGGATTGAAAACAAAGGAAAAGTGTTCGACAGTGATGCCATAATTATAACAACCAACCTTGCAAACCCAGCACCACTAGACTATGTCAACTTTGAGGCCTGCTCTAGACGCATAGACTTCTTGGTGTATGCAGACGCACCTGACATTGAGAAGGCTAAGCGTGACTTCCCTGGCCAACCAGATATGTGGAAAGACCATTTCAGACCAGACTTCTCACACATTAAACTTCAGCTGGCACCACAGGGAGGTTTTGACAAAAATGGCAACACCCCACATGGCAAAGGTGTGGTGAAGTCCCTGACGATTGGTTCTCTGATCGCCAGGGCCTCCGGCTTGCTCCACGAGAGAATGGATGAATTCGAGCTCCAAGGCTCTGACCTGCCAACCTTCAATTTTGACCGCAACAAAGTCGCCGCCTTCAGACAATTAGCAGCTGAAAACAAATATGGTCTTATGGACACACTGAGGGTCGGCAACCAACTGAAAAGTGTTAAGACCCTGGATGAGCTGAAGCAGGCCATAAAGAACATCAGTATCAAGAAGTGTCAGATAGTGTATAATGGATGCACCTATACCATGGAATCTGATGGGAGGGGCAAGGTTGTGGTTGAAAAGGTACAAAACGCAACAGTTCAAACCAACAATGAACTTGTAGGGGCGCTCCACCACCTGAGATCTGCAAGGATAAGATACTATGTTAAATGTTTCCAAGAAGCCATTTACTCTCTACTCCAAATTGCTGGTGCAGCCTTCGTCACCTCACGCATCGTGAGGCGCATGAACATATCAAACCTCTGGTCGAAGCCACCCATCGAGGAGGGTGATGAGCCTGAAGACAGAGGAGGATGCCCCAAGCCCAGGGATGAAGATGACCTCACTATTGACTCTAGAGACATTAAAGTGGAAGGGAAGAAGGGCAAGAACAAGTCTGGCCGGGGCAAGAAACACACAGCCTTCTCTTCCAAGGGCCTCAGTGATGAAGAGTACGATGAGTACAAGAGAATCAGAGAGGAGAGGAATGGCAAATACTCAATAGAGGAATACCTCCAAGATAGGGACAGATACTATGAAGAGCTTGCCATTGCTAAGGCCACTGAGGAGGACTTCTGTGAGGAGGAGGAGATCAAAATCCGCCAGAGAATCTTCCGACCCACCAGGAAGCAGCGGAAAGAGGAAAGGGCCACGCTTGGGCTTGTCACAGGATCGGAAATCAGAAAGAGGAATCCAGATGACTTTAAACCAAAAGGAAAATTGTGGGCTGATGACAACAGGAGCGTGGATTACAATGAGAGGATAGATTTTGAGGCTCCCCCGAGTGTTTGGTCTAGGATAGTCAACTTTGGCACAGGCTGGGGATTCTGGGTTTCTCCAAGTCTCTTTATAACTTCAACACACGTCATACCAAAAGGAATCACTGAGGCCTTTGGAGTGCCCATAAACCAAATCCAAATTCACAAATCTGGAGAATTTTGCCGCTTGCGGTTTCCAAAGCCAATTAGACCAGACGTGAGTGGGATGATCTTGGAAGAGGGCGCCCCTGAAGGCACTGTTGTGTCTATTCTCATCAAAAGGACAACAGGGGAGCTGATGCCTCTTGCAGTCAGAATGGGGACTCATGCCACAATGAAAATCCAAGGTAGAACGGTGGGTGGTCAGATGGGTATGCTTCTCACTGGCTCAAATGCTAAAAGCATGGATCTAGGCACAACGCCAGGTGACTGCGGATGTCCATACATATACAAAAGGGGCAATGACCTTGTGGTCATTGGGGTGCACACTGCAGCAGCTCGTGGAGGCAACACGGTCATATGTGCCACACAGGGAAGTGAAGGTGAAGCCACTCTTGAAGGAAGTGACAACAAGGGTACCTATTGTGGAGCCCCCATTTTGGGACCTGGCAATGCACCAAAATTGAGCACAAAGACAAAATTCTGGAGATCCTCTAACGCACCGCTTCCCCCAGGTACTTATGAACCAGCATACCTTGGTGGGAGAGACCCGCGCGTGAAGGGAGGCCCATCTCTGCAACAAGTTATGAGAGACCAACTTAAACCTTTTACAGAGCCCAGAGGGAAGCCACCAAACCCAAATGTCTTAGAGTCAGCAAAGAAGACTATCATCAATGTTCTGGAACAAACCATTGACCCCCCTCAAAAGTGGTCATATGCCCAAGCTTGTGCATCCCTCGACAAGACAACCTCCAGTGGATACCCGCACCACGTCCGGAAGAATGACTATTGGAGTGGTGAATCCTTCACAGGAAAACTTGCAGATCAGGCTTCAAAAGCAAATCTCATGTATGAGGAAGGCAAGCACATGCAACCAGTTTACACCGCAGCACTCAAAGACGAGCTCGTGAAAACTGACAAAATTTATGGCAAAATCAAGAAAAGACTCCTGTGGGGTTCTGACCTCTCCACAATGATTCGATGCGCCAGAGCATTTGGTGGTCTCATGGATGAATTCAAAGCAAATTGTATTACACTCCCTATCAGAGTTGGTATGAATATGAATGAAGATGGTCCCATAATATTTGAGAAACACTCCAGGTACAGGTACCACTATGATGCTGATTACTCCCGCTGGGACTCCACACAACAGCGGGCAGTGCTGGAAGCGGCACTTGAAATCATGGTGAGATTTTCTGCTGAGCCACAGCTGGCACAAATAGTGGCAGAGGACCTGCTGTCACCAAGTGTGGTTGATGTGGGCGATTTCAAAATCGCTATCAATGAAGGCCTACCATCTGGCGTGCCTTGCACCTCACAATGGAATTCTATTGCCCACTGGTTACTTACCTTGTGTGCCCTTTCTGAAGTGACAGGATTAGGTCCTGACATCATACAAGCTAACTCCATGTACTCTTTCTATGGTGATGATGAGATTGTGAGCACAGACATAAAATTGGACCCAGAGAAATTGACCGCAAAGCTCAAAGAATATGGCCTTAAACCCACTCGGCCCGACAAAACTGAGGGGCCGTTGGTGATTAGTGAGGACCTGAATGGGTTGACTTTCCTCCGCCGGACAGTCACCCGTGATCCAGCAGGTTGGTTTGGAAAGTTGGACCAAAACTCCATCCTCAGGCAGTTGTACTGGACAAGAGGACCCAACCATGAAGACCCCAGTGAGACCATGATACCACACGCACAAAGACCTGTGCAGCTCATGGCACTACTAGGAGAATCCTCCCTACATGGACCCTCATTTTACAGCAAGGTTAGCAAATTAGTCATATCTGAACTTAAAGAGGGAGGAATGGATTTTTATGTGCCCAGACAAGAGTCAATGTCCAGATGGATGAGGTTCTCAGATCTAAGCACATGGGAGGGCGATCGCAATCTGGCTCCCAGTTTTGTGAATGAAGATGGCGTCGAATGACGCCGCTCCATCTAATGATGGTGCTGCTGGTCTCGTACCAGAGGGCAACAACGAGACCCTTCCCCTAGAACCAGTTGCGGGCGCAGCTATAGCCGCACCCGTCACTGGCCAAAATAACATAATTGACCCCTGGATTAGAACAAATTTTGTGCAAGCACCAAATGGAGAGTTCACAGTGTCACCCAGAAACTCTCCTGGAGAAATTTTATTAAACTTAGAGTTGGGCCCTGATTTGAACCCTTATTTGGCTCATTTGTCAAGGATGTACAATGGGTATGCTGGTGGAGTGGAAGTTCAGGTTCTCCTGGCAGGGAACGCGTTCACTGCCGGAAAGATCCTCTTCGCCGCCGTCCCGCCAAATTTCCCAGTGGAATTCTTAAGCCCAGCCCAGATCACAATGCTCCCACATTTAATAGTAGATGTTAGGACTCTTGAACCAATTATGATCCCACTCCCTGATGTTAGGAATACATTCTTCCATTATAGTAACCAGCCTAACAGCCGCATGAGATTAGTGGCTATGCTCTATACCCCACTCAGATCTAATGGCTCAGGTGATGATGTCTTTACTGTCTCTTGCAGGGTTTTGACTAGGCCTACTCCTGATTTTGAGTTCACTTATTTAGTGCCACCTTCTGTTGAATCTAAAACTAAGCCTTTTTCCTTACCTATTTTAACCCTTTCTGAGCTCACAAATTCGAGGTTCCCAGTCCCCATCGATTCGCTTTTCACCGCCCAGAATAATGTGTTGCAGGTGCAGTGTCAAAATGGCAGGTGTACACTTGATGGTGAGTTACAAGGCACAACCCAGTTGCTCCCATCTGGCATCTGTGCATTCAGAGGACGGGTGACAGCACAAATTAACCAACGTGACAGGTGGCACATGCAACTGCAAAACCTCAATGGTACAACATATGACCCAACTGATGATGTGCCAGCCCCGCTGGGTACACCTGACTTCAAGGGCGTCGTGTTTGGGATGGTAAGCCAAAGAAATGTGGGTAATGATGCGCCTGGCTCAACCAGAGCCCAACAGGCGTGGGTTTCAACCTATAGCCCCCAATTTGTCCCCAAATTAGGTTCTGTCAATCTTAGAATTAGTGATAATGATGATTTCCAATTCCAGCCGACAAAATTCACACCAGTGGGCGTCAATGATGACGATGATGGCCACCCGTTCAGACAATGGGAACTACCAAACTATTCAGGGGAGCTTACCTTGAATATGAATCTTGCCCCCCCAGTTGCTCCAAATTTTCCTGGTGAACAATTGTTATTCTTCAGATCTTTCGTGCCATGCTCAGGAGGTTACAACCAAGGTATTATAGATTGTCTTATTCCCCAAGAATGGATCCAACACTTCTATCAGGAATCAGCACCCTCCCAGTCAGACGTGGCCCTAATCAGGTATGTCAACCCCGATACGGGACGTACACTGTTTGAAGCAAAATTGCACAGATCTGGTTACATTACTGTGGCTCACTCTGGAGACTATCCTCTTGTTGTTCCGGCTAATGGACACTTTAGATTTGATTCTTGGGTAAATCAGTTTTACTCACTCGCCCCAATGGGAACTGGGAATGGGCGAAGGAGGGCTCAGTAATGGCTGGGGCTTTCATTGCAGGATTGGCAGGCGACATGCTCACGTCATCTGTGGGCTCCCTTGTGAACGCAGGGGCAAACGCCATCAACCAAAAGATAGACTTTGAAAACAACAAACAACTCCAGTCTGCTTCCTTTCAGCATGATAAAGAGATGCTCCAAGCGCAGGTGAGGGCGACCAAGCAGCTGCAATCTGAAATGATAGCCCTAAAACAGGGGGTTTTGGCCGCAGGCGGCTTTTCCCCCACTGATGCAGCAAGGGGATCCATTGGTGCACCCATGACAAAGGTGCTTGACTGGTCTGGCACTCGATACTGGGCGCCCAATTCCACAAAGACAACTGGCTATTCGGGACAATTCACCTCTTCACCTGTGCATATGTCTAGCCCAAATGCTCCACAATCAAAACCTGCAAAGCCTAGGTCTCTAGCTCCTTCCTCTTCTTCTAGCAGTGTCTATAGTATGTATACTCAATCTACTCATTTAACATCTGGCTCTTCTAGTAATGCTTCTTCTGCCTCCACAAAATTGACAAATTTAAGCTCTGGCTCCTCTCAAAACAGAACAGCAGAGTGGGTAAATCAACAGAGAAGTCTTAGCCCTTTCATGAGTGGCGCACTTAACATCTCACATGTCACGCCACCCTCAAGTAGGGCTTCCAGTTCTGGGACGGTCTCGACCGTGCCCAAGGAAGTTTTGGACTCCTGGACGTCTGCGTTTAACACACACAGACAGCCGCTCTTCGCACACCTCAGAGTGAGGGGGGAGTCACGTGTTTAGTGAAAAGAAATAATTGGCTATAATGTGATTTCTTTCTAATTTTGGCTAATTTGTATCTTTT